CAAAAATGGTTTCAATCAATCTCATATCAATGACCTTTGTTGTGGTTGAAATGCCCATTCGCGTTCCAAACGGTTTGACAATGATTTAACCAATTGGCCCGTTTGTTTGATCAGCCCCTGGCGTTCCAATTCGGGTAACCGGCGGCTGATCTGATTCTTGTCCAGCTTAGACAGCAGCATGATGCCGTCTTTGCCAAGCGCCCCGTACTTTTGCAAGCAATCAACAATGATGATGGCGTGATCTTTGGCAAGATCATAGGCTTGCGCCGCCGCCATATGGCTTGTGATTGGATTGGTGTTTCTAGAACGGAATGTCATCATCATTCTCCTTTGGCAAGCCTTGATATTTGTCCTCGCGTGCGCGTGGCTCATTTAAAAACGCCCAACCGTCCCAACCGCCATCTTTCAACGGGATCACATCCAGTTTGAGCATTTCGCCTTTGTGCGTTTGGATGATTGACCCAATGCGCTGGTATCTGTTCTTTTGTTGACCATCGGCATTGGTGTAGCTGCCAACGATACAAGTGACTTCCATTTTGGTTTTTGACATGATTACCCTTTAAGTGATTCGGCGTGTTTCTTAATGCTGCTGCGGGTTTTGCTGTCAAGCATTCCCCACAAAGCAGTTTTTTCTTCCACATCGGTAACGCCCAAATATTCCTCAAACGCACCGATTACATCAACTGCGCTCATGCGCTCATCAATGGCTGCTGCAACGTCTGCAACGATTGCCATACGATTAGGCGGCACAAGGTCAGTCTTGGTCGCTGATACCTTTGGCGCTGGCGTGTGCGTGTGTGCATCCGCATCATTGTCCGATTCGGTTGGGATGCTGAATGCTTGAAAACAAGCGTATTTGTAGGCAGCAGACATGGCTTTATTTGTGGCCTTGTCGCCGCTATCCATTGCCTCGCCAAAAGTTTTGACGGTGTGTTTTGTGCCATCTTCAGCAGATACAAAATCAAATTCAGCATCCACGGTGACATAAAACAATGCCCCGCCTTTTTGCGACACGCGCTCCACACACTCCCGCGACAAGACCCGTGGAAGAATGCATAACCCGTGTTTGGCTAACAACGGCGCAATGGTGTTGTAGACATCATCAATGCCCCGAAAGTTGTAGCCGCTGCCTTGCATATTGCGGCGGTCTTTCGTAATGCCAAGCACAGACAAGTCAGCCTGGACGTTGTTGATTGCTTTGTAAACTTTCATAGGTCACCTCCAAAATCAATTCCACAATGTTCGCAATAAAAGTGCCAGCAAGTGCCAACTTCGCCCTTGACTTTTTGCCCACAGTCTCGCCCGCATTCGGGGCATTCGTATTCTTCTAATTCACGGTCAGGTTTTACATGGTCATCCATTTTTATGCTCCTAATTTTTTGCATCAGTAATATCTTGGGCCGCAAGTGATGTCAACAATGGTTTCGGCGGTGTAACCATTGATTTTGCGCTTGCCAAACACTGTGATTGCCCGCAAGCCGGATGTCTCACATTGTTTGACAGCATCAATGACCTCAGACCGGCCCATTGATTGGATTTTCTTGTCCATCACCAATTGCTGTTCGGTCATGGCTGGTTCGCTGGCGCAACCTACCAGCGCAAGGCATAGTAGATATTTCATACGCGCTCTCCCATCAGCATCTTTTCAATGTTGCCAATCTCTTCCACAGCAAATTCAATTTCTTTGCACAAATGCCGCACTTGCGCCCGCAGGCAGCCGACTTCGTAAGCCAGCCGGTCAGCGGTGTTGGTGCTGTAAGCATTGGCGCGGTCTTCACAATCTTTGATGATTTCCATTGCGTTCATTTTTCAATCCTTTCGTTGATGTATTTGCACAAGTACTGACGAGTTGCGGTGTTAAGGTAGTCCACCCATTCCAACCCGTTTTGCATGACAGAAAAAACGGTCAAGCTTTCATCTTTAAAATCGTATTCGTAACCAACCAACAACTTGGCATATTCGCCGTTGTCTTTCAAATCCCATTCAATTTCCATGTATGTGTAAATAGCCATTTAGTCCACCAACGTCTTGTCAAGTTGTTCTTCCAAGTGCCTGATCAAGTCTTTGCCCAAAATGTCAAAGAACTCAACACCGTTATGCGTGATTGACCAAATGCTGACCCATTCTTTTCTAGGGTCATCACACTTGATAACGTCATAGGCGATTTCAAAAACCGCGCCCTGATATGTGTATTTAGTTGTGTTCACAGACCACCTCCAACAAAGTAGCCAATGGTGTAGCTGATGATGGCAATGCAAATGTGGACAATGATGTTGTCCCAAGTTTCTTTAGTCATTTGACTTTCCTTAAAAGACCGCTGCAATGTGTGCGGGTTGGGTGCAGTATAAGCCAGCTTACACACATTAAGCCAACTTACATTGGGAAATGTATTAGGGCAAACCCTATGTTTGGTGTTCGTAAGTTAGCTTACAATCGCAGGATGACCAAACAGGAACTCATTGATAAAGCAGGCTCACGCAAAGCGCTGGCTGAATTGCTTGGCATTAGCCTGGCAGCCATCAGTCAATGGACGGTTGTGCCCAAAGCGCGGCTGTGGCAAGCGAAAGATTTACGACCCGAATGGTTTAATCCTTAAATTTTATGTATAATCCGACCCGTCTAGAGTGGCATTTAGACGAAAACGCGAATCGGAAACCCCGCAGGTTTCTGTGTGGTCTTGCCAGACGGCAAGCGAGATTTTTGATTCGCGTCAATCGTCTTGCTGTTGCTCTCGCCAAGAGCCAAGACCACAGAGCATCTTGCGGGGTTTTTGCTTTTGGACAACGCAATGCGGTACGTCGGTGGTTGCGTCTGAGATACCCTGCTGCACGAGCAAGCCAAGGTAGGGAGCGTGGGCTAAGGATAGAGCGCGGTGGTTGAAATAGTCTGTCCAGTGCGATGCGATGACATGGCTCCGAAAAGCAAGTCACGGCACAGAGCGAACTTTGGTTATGACCACGGTAAGGCTGTGCTTTGCTCCAACATTCACCAAAAAGCAAATAAGGAGATAGCAGATGTTTGAATCAGGATTTGATAAGTTTTGGACTGCTTACCCTAAGACTCCCCGCAAAGGCGCAAAGTCTGAATGTCAAAAAAAGTGGGTCAAGTTTTACTGTGAAACCCAAGCCGACCAAATCATCAAGCACATTGAATGGATGAAGACCACCGAACAATGGCTAAAAGCAAACGGCGCATTCATTCCCGCGCCCTTGGTCTACCTCAACCAACAACGCTGGGACGGGGCTGAAGTGCCCGAGATGCCCAATAAAAATCAGGTTGATTCCGCGCTGCAAAAGATTTTTGAGGATGACAAAAAAGCCGCGCCCATGCCTGATTACATCCGAGAACGTCTGAAAGAATTGCGTGGTCGCCGTGTATGACCCCGAAGCTATACGCGCTCGTGTGTTTGCCGACATGGTGCGTTTATGCCGCCTGCCAGCTTGGAAAGATTGGGCTTGGCGCGAAGTGCAGCGCATGGATGAAGATGCTTTGTTTGCGGGCATTAAGGCCCACGTTTTGGAGCAGATGAAAAATGGAGCAGTTAAATGAGTTGGCTCTTTTCGCAGGCGCTGGTGGAGGTATTCTCGGAGGACACTTGCTTGGATGGCGAACAGTCTGCGCCGTTGAGTGGGAGCAATACCCAGCAAGCGTATTGTGCGCCCGACAAAATGATGGGCTTCTCGAAACTTTTCCGATTTGGGATGACGTACAAACCTTTGACGGAAAGCCTTGGCGAGGAATTGTTGACGTTGTATCTGGCGGGTTTCCATGCCAAGACATCTCAGCAGCAGGAAAAGGCGCAGGAATTGACGGAGAACGCAGCGGGATGTGGGGAGAAATGGCACGCATCATTTGCGAAGTACAGCCCCGATTTGTCTTTGTGGAAAACTCCTCAATGCTCACTTCTCGGGGACTCGGAAGAGTTCTGGGAGACCTGGCCACAATGGGGTTTGATGCGAAATGGGGAGTGTTGGGAGCAGCGGACGTTGGAGCAAACCATCAGAGGGACAGAATATGGATTGTCGGAAAAGTGGGCAACACCAACAACAATGGACAAGTTGCCACCAAAATCGCAACAAGCCTTGCTGAAAGAAGCAACACAAGCAAGACCGGGCAGGAGCAAGCCAGCAAATCTGCGAGACCAAGTAAGCAATATGCAGAATTGGCCTACACCAACAGCGCACAACTTCAAGGAAACCAATGCCCCGAGCGAAAAGAACAGGAATACGCCTACGCTTGCAGCCCAAGCTGGTGGGAAACTGAACCCGCCGTGGGTAGAGTGGCTGATGGGATGGCCGATAGGGTGGACAGACTTAAAGCCATTGGTAATGGACAAGTCCCATTGTGTGCAGCAACAGCTTGGAGAATCCTAAGTGCGCCATGCCGCTAGAGTTGACGCAAACCAACAAGCCATAGTTGCTGCGCTACGGGCGGCTGGCTGTTATGTGTGGATCATTGGTTTGCCGGTTGACCTTTTGGTCGGCTACAAAGGGCACACTTTCTTGATGGAAGTCAAAACCACCTCTAAAAAGCGTTTAACGGGGCTACAAGCCGACTTTTTCCAAAATTGGGCCGGTGGTACGTTATGCAGGGTTGACAGCCCACAGGCGGCTTTAGACATGATTAGGGGCTTAGATGCGAAGCCTTAACCAAAACCGCATGATGTGGGCAAACTTGGAAGACATTGCCCAGCAGGTGGTGTGGTACGGTGTTAAGCTGACAAAAGACGAATGGAAAGATGTTTTGACCGCCGCGCTGAAAAAACAAAAAGTTGTGCCTGGCATAGAAGGCGGTTTTGTCGTGATTGGTGCGCGTACCAGCAAGATGACTGTGCCGGAAATGACCGAATTGATAGAGTTATCCACAGCCTTTGGCACACAACAAGGCGTGAAATTTAGGGCATTTGTTGATGATTAAGTGCCCTAAGTGCGGAACATGGACAATTGTGAAAGAGACGCGATTGGAAGCTGGCAACGCCCGCCGCCGCCGGATTGAATGCGCCAATATGCACCGATTTACAACCTTGGAGACTGTAATTGCTGAAAAAACACGCATACGTCAGAAGCAAAAAACTGCTGAAATTAGTGGCAAGCCTTGACTGCCAATGCTGCGGATCGGGCCAAATGGTGCAGGCCGCACACACAAATTGGGGCGGTGGCAAAGGTCGGGGCATCAAGGCCGACGATAATTTGGTGGCTGCGCTGTGCCTACATTGCCATTTTGAGATTGACCAAGGCGCAAATTTGGACAAGAATGAGCGCCAATATCGGTGGAATCAAGCGCACCAAAAGACGGTGGACGCATTGACAAGCGCCGGACAATGGCCTAAAGACGTACCATTGCCTTACAATGGGGTTTTAGAGGTGGCGCTATGAAAAAGAATGTCGCGGATTTCATTTCGACTATGCTGCACAGCGGCACGGTCACCCATTTCATGCATTTGGCGACCGACTCATTTGCTGTGCATATGGCATTGGGCGCGTACTACACCCAAATCATTGAATTGACCGACCAGTTTGCTGAAGCCTATATCGGCGGTTACGAAAAAATCAAGGATTACCCCGAGAACTTTCACAACGCCAAAGACCCGCAAAAGTACATGGCAAGCATGAAGGCGTTTATTGAGAAGAATCGCGTAGCCCTGCCGGATGACAGCCAATTGCAAAACATCGTGGACGAAATTGCCGCGCTGGTGGACTCTACGATTTACAAGTTAACACTGAAATGATCCGCATATTTGCAGGATACGACCCTCGGGAAGCTGTGGGCTACCATGTATTCTGCCAATCGGTCATAGAGCGCACCAAGAAGCTGGTTAGCATCACGCCCCTATCCGGAAAGCAGCGGGACGGCACAAACGCATTTACTTATCAGCGGTTTCTAGTCCCATTTCTGTGCGGATTTCAAGGCAAGGCCATATTTGTGGATGGCAGCGATATGCTCATGCTGGCAGACATTGAAGACCTAGAAAGCCTGTTTGATCCGCGCTATGCCGTCCAGGTAGTCAAGCACGACTATCAGACTAAGCACCCAAAGAAGTACATTGGCACACCAATGGAAGCCCGAAACGGCGACTACCCAAGGAAAAACTGGTCAAGCGTGGTGCTGTGGAACTGTGAACATAGCCGCAACAGGGTGCTGACACCGGAATTCATAGAGGAATCCAGCGGCGAAGAACTGCACCGATTTCAATGGTTGCCTGATTCACTCATTGGCGACTTGCCAAGGGAATGGAATGTATTGGTGGGCGAACACGACCATTTGCGGACAAAAATTGCCCATTACACGCTGGGTATTCCCGAATTTGACTATTACGCCGATTGCGATTACAGCAAGCCTTGGATGAATACTAAGAGCCGAATGCTAAACGGCTTGATTCATATGAAGGACGCATATGCTTAACGCATTTGTCCATTTGTCCAAGCAATTTGAACTATGGCTTTACAACGCTGTTTTTCGGGTTTTCCACAATCGCTGC